TTTTCCAGAGTTTGAGACATACGCTGACGTTATAGATGCTTATGAAAGAGATAGCATGGGTTATTCAACCCTAACAGATTACATCAAAGGTAATAATATTAAAATCAAAGAGATTGACATAAGTCCTTTATCAGATCTAAAAAATATGAGAAATGGTGGACCGGTTGGTATTGAGATTTTATTTACAGAAAAAGTTCCAGCGGCCCCCTCACAACTTGTATCTGAGTCGGATATACTTTTAGGTTATAGAGGTGATGCTGCATACAGAAGTGGTAGTGAACAATCTAAAAGCATTGGACAGGGGAACGTCGGATCGAAAGCAAGTTTTGGTGGTGGTAAAGGTGTAGATAGAAGTGGCAGAGACGAAGGAGCCAGTGGTGCTCAAGTATCACAAGCACTTGAATCACAAAGATTACAAAATATAGCCAATCAAAATAAATCAAACGCTACTGTTAATACTTTAAAAAATGTTTATGGAATTGTTTCTCCGTTTATAGATCCAAGATCAACTTTAGGAAAAGTAAAAAGTGTTTTTGATGTTTATAATATGTATAAAAAAGGTCCTTTTAATGAAAAAGATTTAATATTAGGAATGGGAGATCAGCCTCTTCCTGGTAGTAACCTTCGAACAGAAGTAACAGATATAGATTTAAAAAGAGCTAAAGAACCAATGACAAAAATGATGGATTACGATACCTACAAGTCAGTTAATCCAAGCAGCAAAATAACTCCTTATGAATTTGAAGAATTAAAAAAAGGTAACATTAAAGAAACAGGAACTTTTACAGCTGCAGACGGCGGCAGAGTCGGATTGTTTATGGGCGGTCCGGCATTAGAAGGCCAAGCATTATCAATCTACAATTCTATGAACGCGTATGGTTTTACTGATCAAGAAATTGCAAATGCTTTACAGGAACAAGGTTATTATACACCACCAGGTTCAGGCTCAGGGACACCACCACCACCACAAGCAAGCCAACCCATAGGTGCAAGAGATGATGGTCCAGATAGAACTTTTGTAGATAGACAAGATTATAGTTTTAATAAAAAAAATTATGAACCAGGCAAACAGTTAGAAATAAATCCTGCAGCGTTTGGAATAAGTTTTGAAAAAGCAAGCAAGCCTCAAGGAATTATTAATCAAGCATTAAAAATGCCAGGCAGAACTTTAACTTCTTTTGCATCACCTACAACAGGTGATAATATTAGAGGACCAGCTGAAGAAGGGTTTATGTCTCAAGTAGTAGATATTGATCCAGCAGGTAGAACTAGAGAAGAGTTAAGACAACAATACGATAGTTATAATAGATTCTTTGGAGCTCCTTCTAATTACGCAGCAGCTAGAACTCCAGGTAAATTTGGACAAGTGCTTGGAACAATAGCTGGAGCTGCAGCTGGAGTTCCATTTTTAGGATCAGGACTACAGGCTTTAACTACAATGGGTCGTGGTGATAAAAGTGATAGAAGTTTATATGCAGTTGATAACGTGGGTTTTGGTCAAGGAACAGGTAGAGATGAGTTTGGAGTCTTTACAGGCGGTAAAACATTATTTGGTGACACCACAAGTTATGGTGAAAGAATGGCAGAAAGATTAGGAGAGCTTAATGATTTTTTTGGTTCAAGAATAGAAGGTTTTGATATTGATAATTTAACTCCTGATATGTTAAGTAAAATGTCAAAAATAAATAGTTTTTATACAAAACAAATACAAGCTTACCAACAAAGACTTCAACGTGACCAAATAAATAAAGCACAACAAGATAGAGAAAAAGCACAAGAGATAGCAAAACAAAAACAAGAAGCAGCTTTTCAAGCTCAACTAAATGAAACTCAACGACAACAACGAATGCAAGATCTTCAAAGAATAGAAAGAGCATATCGAGAAGATACTGGTGGTGGAGGTGGTTCTTATGCTACTGGTGAATCAGGCGTGCAGTCTGATGGTTCTTATAATGATCCGTTTGATCCAGGTGGTGGAGAAAAAGATGGTGGGTTTATAGATGGATATAATAGAAGAAAATATTCAGAAGGCGGCCTCGCTACGATGTTCAGGAATAAAAGATAATGGAAATAAAATACGATTCAATTAGAGGGGCTATTGTAAACACTAAAAATGAAATGAAGGTAACTCAGCCTGAGTTATTGTTCTGGACTGCTACTCATCCAGACCCTGTAAACATAGATGAGCCCAAATTGACAAAAATTAAACCACCTGCTATGATGCGAAACAAGGGAATATTAGCTAAAAATAAAGAGGGATAATAATGGCCACAATAGACAAACCGCTTCCTAACATTTCAGAAACTGTTGTAGAGGTTCCAAAACAAGAAGAGTTAGTAGAGGCAAGGGAAGAGATTATTGAAAAGAAGAATCAACAAGGTAACATTGAAGTTACTATGGATGAAGAAGGTGGTGCAGAGATTGCATTTGACCCAAGAGCTGTAGTAGAAGAAGGTGGTCAAGATCATTTTGATAATTTAGCAGATTATTTAGGAGACGATATTTTAGAACCACTAGGTGCTAAAATGGTAGACCAATACAATGAATATAAAGAATCACGTGGTGATTGGGAAGACACATATAGAAATGGTTTAGAACTTTTAGGTTTTAAATACGAAAGAAGAACAGAACCTTTTAGAGGAGCAAGTGGTGTAAATCATCCTGTTCTTGCAGAAGCAGTTACACAATTTCAAGCGCAAGCTTATAAAGAATTATTACCAGCAGACGGACCGGTTAGAACTCAGATTATGGGTGATGCAACGGTTGCTAAAGAAGAACAAGCTAAACGTGTAAAAGATTTCATGAATTATCAAATTACAGATCAAATGAAAGAATACGAACCAGAGTTTGATCAAATGCTTTTCTATCTCCCTCTCAGCGGCTCTACCTTTAAAAAAGTTTATTATGATTCCCTCTTAGGTAGAGCCGTTTCTAAATTTGTACCGGCGGATGATTTAATTGTTCCATATTCTGCAAACAGTTTAGAAGATGCAGAAGCAATTATTCACGTAATAAAAATTTCTGAAAACGAATTAAAGAAACAACAAGTTGCAGGATTTTATAGAGATATAGAATTAGGAGCACCTCCTGTTACAGAAAATCAATTAGAGGATAAAAAATTAGAACTAGAAGGAATTTCTAAAGACGGCCAAGAAGATCAATACACTTTGTATGAAGTGCACACTAATTTAGATTTAGAAGGTTACGAAGATTTAGGAACAGATGGGGATCCAACAGGAATTAAACTTCCATATGTGGTAACAGTTGCGCAAGCTAATAATAAAATTTTATCTATTAGAAGAAACTTTAATGCAGATGATCCATTAAAGAAAAAAATAAATTATTTTGTACAATTTAAATTTTTACCTGGCACAGGATTTTATGGTTTTGGTTTAATTCACATGATTGGTGGATTAACTAGAACTGCAACAGCAGCTTTAAGACAGTTGTTGGATGCAGGAACTTTAGCTAACTTACCAGCTGGTTTTAAATCTAGAGGTATTAGAGTCAGAGATGACGCTCAACCTTTACAACCTGGTGAGTTTAGAGACGTAGACGCTCCTGGTGGAAACATCAAAGATCAGTTTATGACTCTACCCTTCAAAGGTCCTGATGCAACTTTACTTCAATTGATGGGAGTAGTTGTATCAGCTGGCCAACGATTCGCGTCCATCGCTGATATGCAAGTGGGTGACATGAATCAACAGGCTGCAGTGGGTACGACTGTTGCATTATTAGAACGTGGTTCACGTGTAATGTCCGCAATTCACAAAAGATTGTACGTTGGACTTAAACAAGAATTTAAATTATTAGCAGAAGTATTTAAAACATATTTACCACCAGTATATCCATACGATGTACCAGGTGCATCAAGAGAAATTAAAGTACAAGACTTTGATGAACGAGTAGATATTCTGCCCGTTGCAGATCCAAACATCTTTTCACAAACACAAAGAATCAGTTTGGCACAAAGTCAATTACAACTGGCGCAATCAAATCCTCGTATACATAATTTATATCAAGCATATAGATCAATGTATGATGCGCTGGGGGTAAAAAATGTAAATGCAATACTTCCGCCACCTGCTCCACCACAACCAATGGATCCGGCGTTAGAAAATATTATGGCAATTAATGGAAAACCATTTCAAGCGTTTCCAGGACAAGACCACAAAGCACATATTGATGCACATTTAAGCTTTATGTCTATTTCTATGGTGCAAAATAATCCAATGGCGATGATGTCATTGCAAAAAAATATACTTGAACACATTTCATACATGGCACAAGAACAAATTCAGCTAGAATTTGTAGAAGAAATGCAAGAAATGAAAATGATTCAACAACAATTAGGACCAATAATGCAAAATCCACAGATGATGCAGCAAAATCCACAAGCAATGCAGATGGCACAGCGTGTTCAACAGATAACTTCACAGATAGAATCAAGAAAAGCTAAGTTAATTGCTGAAATGATGATTGATTACGCTAAAGAAGAAGACAAAATTAGTTCAGAAGTCGGTGGTGACCCATTATTAAAATTAAAATCACGTGAATTAGACTTAAAAGCTAAAGCTGATCAAGAAAAAGCTGCAAATCAAGAGGCAAGACTTGATTTAGACACTATGAGAGCGATGATGAACGACCAACAACATGATGAGAAGCTAGAGCAGAACCAAGAACTAGCTGGATTGCGTGCTGGAGTCTCATTAGCTAAACAACAAATGTCTGACGCAAGTAAAATTCATGATTTCGGTAGAAACTTTCCGAAAAAATAGATATAAACTTAATTAAGGAGAAAACTATGGATAAAAAAGTTAAAGAACCTAAAGTTACAAAAGAGTTAGGGCTTAATAAAGACGGATACCAAAATGGTGGCGTTGAAATTCAAGCAACCGACGCTATGGAATCACAGGTTGTTGACGTTAGGGGCA